GGTTGATAGAGTTGGAGCAGTATCTGCTGCCCACTTGATTGAGCTATTCCACGTTATCGTTCTAGCGGTAGAGCCTTGTATGATACGCAATGTAGCTGCGGATACCTTGCCGCTGGCTGCTGGGTTGGTAAAAGATATTGTAGTGTTTTCAGTCAGATCATGGCTGAAGTTATTAGCCGTTTGTAAATTTAACGATACTGCGGCAGAGCTAGAAGTAACTGCTGCGTACTCTTCGCTAAAACCGTTGTCTAAAGTGATAACTCCATTCGCGTCTGCGGTCACAGCTTTAGAGGCAGCGGTCAGGCCAAGAGTAGCTATGTCAAGGTAGTTAAGTTCTGCGGTAGTCGCTGTAACACCATCTAATATGTTAAGTTCTGCGGCTGTACTCGTTACACCGTCTAAGATGTTTAGTTCTGCTGCTGTACTAGTGACTCCATCAAGGATGTTTAGTTCTGCAGTAGTAGACGTTACGCCATCAAGGATATTAAGTTCTGCGGCTGTACTGGTTACACCGTCAAGAATATTAAGTTCTGCACCTGTCGAGGTAATGGTAGTCCCACCTACAGCCAAGTTATAGAAGTTCTTAGAGGCTGGGATAGCTGCGTAATTACCCATATAAGCGTGAGAACTACATTGATAGTAGATGGTATTAGGTGTGTCTGAATCTACGTCTATGCGGGTATAAGCCCCTGCATTGCCGGGAGTTCCGCTAGTTGTTACCCCCGTGGTGTAAGCGGTGCTTTTAGCAGCATCGAGATAGAATAGGAGCGGGTGACCTGAGTTAGAGCTATCGGCCTGATCAAACTTATAGTAGTAGCCAGAGTCTGACGTTACATCATCAGCGCCATTCAGTAGTATTGCAGGTGATTCTAGTCCGTCAAGAAAGTACGCAGAACTACTGCCATCACCGTTGTACGGGTGGGCCGCTGTCTTAGACGCTACTGTAACCGCTATAGTTACAGGGCTAGAAGAGTTACCGTACACACCACCTAAAGCATCCACAGAGAATACGGTATCTGTACTTATTAAACTCTTTGATACTTTAGTTAACGCCATGTCTTAGCTCCCTAATGTGGGCTTGGTGTCTGGGAAATCAGATGTTGAAGGCCAATCGCGCAACGCCGCCCTGTACGTTATTGTCGCTGTGCGGCTAGGATGATCGCTTAGAGGCACGATGTAATCTGTTGCAAGCAACTCCCGATCTCGCCACTGCCTTGCTTCTTGTTCCGCTGTTAGAGTAGGTGCTTCCGGCTCTACGAACGCTTCGTAATGATCGAAAGTTGCAGAGACAAACTCTTCTGTTCCTTTTATACAAGGGTTTGTTACGTTGCCGTCAGCGTCTTTTATTACCCATTTATTACTCATAATTTTCTCCGATTACCAAGGCAGGTATTGAATGAGGATAATGCCATCGCCACCGCGACCACCGAAGGCGTTTGATGCGGAATTAGAGTTTCTACACCCACCACCTCCACCTCCAATACCACCACTAGCGGCTCGCGTATAGCCAGCCGCGTTAGAAGACCTAACACTGCCACCGCCGCACAAATCATCGCCTTGTATAGGCAGAAACTGAACGGCAGTATTATTGCTTTGTGTAGGTGATGGTTGAGAACCCCCGCAAATTATTCCGTAACCAGACATTGCCAACCCTCCAGATTGAGCGTCAGTCATCCCACCACCTGTGGCTCCTGCTGCCCCCGTGGCATATATTCCTACAGCCCCTCCCCCATACGTTCCACCAGCACCGCCCGCATACGCCGCCCAACTTTCTCCCGATCCTGCCACTGTTCCACCAGAACCATTAACGTAAGCACTTCCATCCCATCTCCCACCCGTGCCACCGTTACAAGTTTTTGTTCCTGTTAATCCAGTTCCAGCAACAGTAGAAGCACCTCCATTAGCGGCGGAATTACCACCTGTACCAAAATTCCCACCAACACCAACGACTAACGTAAAACTTCCAGAAGTGGTAACGGCAAGTGTGGGTATTTTTCCGTATGCGCCAGAACCACCACTATAATAACCATTGGTGAGTCCCATACCCCCGCCGCCAGCACCTACAACATGAATGCAAACTGTCCCATCTTGCGGGGGAACCCAAGTTTGGCTTTGGGTAATTGTGAGTTGGGGAAAGGCTCCCGGTGGGCTACCAATAACTGCCATATTATTCTCCTAGAGGACTAACCATCCTGTTGTGCTATCGACGTAAACTAGCTGGACAGCGTTGCCCTGTGGCATCGTCGCGTCAGCAGCGGCACCGTTAATTTTCTGTGAGCTTGTTCTAGCTATCGTCACTAGACCTGACCCGTTGTTTTTTATAACAATCGTAGACCCCGCAGAGCCAGAAGCAAGTGTGTGAGTTAACGCGCTAGAGCTATTACTTATGTACTGACCCCCAGAGGTCAAAGTAGTGGCTGACGTTATAATTGACCACGCATCGTATAAGCCGCCGCTAGTAACCCAATCTAGGACTCCTGACCCGTTTGTGGCTAGGACTTGATCAGCATCGCCATCGTCTGCGGGAAGCGTCAATGTATAAGAAGTAGCAATAGTGGCAGGTGCTTGCATAGCCACATACTGACCACCCGCTGAATCTTGGAGCCTGAGATCACCTTGGGCCAAGATGTCTACATTACCTGTTACAGAAACACTTGCATCTGCGGTAAGCAGACCCGTTACATCAAGCGTTCCTGCAATGTCGATGTTGTTTGCGAGTTTAGCCCCAGTTACTTGATCATCTGCTATGTGAACAGTGTCAATACTTCCGTCAACGTATTGGTCACTATCTACGCTGTTTACAGCCATTTTAGCAACAGTAATCTGACCATCTGCTATGTGCGCTGTATCAATAGACCCGTCCACATATTGATCACTATCTACGCTGTTTGCGCTCATATGAACTAGGTCTATTGACCCATCTACATACTGTGGGCTGTCTACACTATTAGCCGCCATCTTAGCTAAAGTTACAGTGCCATCACCCGGAGTACCTACTGAAGATGCTGAGAATCCCGTGACCTCTATGCTGGTTCCATTAGGAGGAGCGGTAGAAAAGGTAAGCGTTGATCCACTTACAGCGTAAGTACCTTTCTCTTGATAGACACCATCTATATATACTTGTGTGTTGTTCTCAGTGCCGGGGGCTGTGGATAAAGTAAAGGCAGTCGTGCTGCCATTACCTGTAGCTTCTGTCAGCGATACGTTGGTTGCTCCAGACCCTCCGATAGATCCCCAAGATGACGTATAGCCTTCAAACTCTGATGTTGTAGAGTTATACCTAAACGCGCCAGCCACACCTGTTGGTCTGTTGCCTGTAGATCCAGCAGGTACATAAAACGCCTGAGATCCAAAGGATGCTGTTGTTACATCAACAACCGCTGCGCCAGAACCAGCGCCATCAAGATAAATGATCTTCTTTGTGCTATTAAGAATCGTGACATTTGCCCCACTACCTTGACTGATAATAATAGAATGCCCACCACTTGTAGCGTTTTCTATTATCTGAACCCGCTTCATTGTGTTTGGGGCAATAGTTATGGTGCAGGCCGAATCTAGTGTGCCTGTATATTTAAGGTGAAACGCTCTTGCTTGATCTGAAGCGCCATCAGCCACAGTAGATGTGTGAGTGTCTGCGTTAGTGGTTATGGCTTCAGAACCAATACCTAAAGCTTCACCTATAATTTCAAGAGATGTATTGGTTGTGACACCCCAGTTCTCATCGCCATTACCTGGCTCTGCGACTCTTAGATTATTTACATATGTTGCAGTCATGATTTTACGCCGCCACTTCTGTCCAGTTTGGTGTTTGAGAAGTGTTAACGGGGGTCCAATTAGTGCTTATCCCTGGATTAACTGGGCTCCACAGGTTCACTCCTCCGACTGATCCTATTAATTCAAGACCCGTAACACCTATTGATATTCCGCCTCCAGCATCTTCTGAAGTATTACCTGCAGTTGCACCAGCAGATACTCCTGTAACATTTACAATTGTATCGCCTGTAGTAGTAACAGTTCCTATGGCGCTTGTAAGTGCAGGAAAAGCTACATCTTGATTGTAACCACCTACATTATACGTTTGAGTTAAGCTGTTATAGCCTTCAAACGATATGGTTACATCAGCCATTTTTAGGCAATCCTAATTATCGCACTGCTGGCATCTGCTGTTGGAAAAGATATTGTAAAGTCTCCTGAGTCTGAAACTTTATCTGATCCAAAATTTAAAATTAATACAGTTCGATTTGCAGTTCCCGCCGTAGTAGAGGAGTTATATATCATTGCTCCTCTTGCCGTAATGCTTGAGCTTGAAAACGTCAAGTCAGCAAAGTCTGTTAGCGCAGTAGTACCAGATGAGGTTGGAGTTACGTTAGTTAACGCGGCTCCTCCAGAAGAATAACCTGTACCACTAGACTCGTTAGAAGAACTGTAGGCAGTTGTTGTTGCCCCCAAACTTGCGCTACTTGTAAACAAAGCAAGCTTAAATGCATTACCTGAACCTGTGGAGGTAGTTGTTCCTCCTCCAGATCCGCTTGTAAAGTTATGCACACCTTGAAGTAATTCTTTTTTAAAAGAAGTACACATTGCTTGAGTAATGGCCATTAGAGTTTCCTCAGTATTTCAGCCACATCATCGTGACCTTGTTTTTTAAATTCATTATAAAGCGTAGTTCTGTCGCTTTTAATACCTTGCTTTAAAGCGTGAACAATTACATAAAACATTCTTTCTCTAAACGCTTCAGCCTGATGTTTTATAATTGGATCTGCAGTTTCAGATATATTAATTATCTTAGCTACAGCGTTAGCTGACAACTCTTCTGGAGTGTGACCTCTTTCAGATGTTGTCTGAACGCTAATGTCCCCAGGGGACATCTTTACTTCCATATCAAACATGCTTACCCCTTAGCAATATCATATCTAAATTCATCTCTTGCGCCGTAGCCTTCGCCAAGCTTCTTCAACCCTTGTATTGCCATATCAAATCTTTGCTGATAAAGAGCAGTTTCATCAGGTGTTTTTAAGAATGTTGCTGCTTCTACTAAAGATCCGTAAAGCAAAGCGTCTGGGGCGTTAGTGGATAACCAAGTTGTTCCGCTATCGGCTCCAGCAGACAATGATGCTGGTCGATACTTGTAATGTAACTCAACGGTATATGTACCATTTGACGATGGAGCCATAATAAAGTTTTCATCATCAAACAAAGCGTAGTATTTAGGCAATCCAGTAGTCGTTGGATTTGGAGAATAGTCTCTAATAAAAGAAACATGCTTGAATAACAAGTATGAGTAAATATCGCTAGAAGATACTGCCAAACTATAAGACGATAAAAAATCATCAGGCATCTTTAAGTAAATATTTCCATTGCTAATCGTACCCGTTTGATTTTTTCTGAATACGGGCATTTCAACATTCTTTAGTATTCTTTCTTCTGCTTCTTTTATAAAGGTGGGAAGCGTAGATACAAAAGTAGTTTCTGTTGTTTCGCAATAATTTTGAATTGCTGTTTTTAAAGTTGCATATGTAAAGCTCATGTTACTGTCACCTCACCAACTTGCCCATTACCACGCAACGGATTTGGCGTTAAAGCTTCGTCACCCATAAACCCAACTGGGTCAAAGCCATATTGAATATCTCGTTGCTCTTCTACGTTTGTTGGAGGACGGGGATTTTTTAAAGCCTCAGGATCTGCAACACTTCTAGGCATCATTAGCTGTGGGCTTTTTGGCTCATAGCATTCAGAACAAACCATAAACCCGGTCCATTCTTTTATTAATTTAGAATATTTTTTTTCAAAGCCACATCTATCGCATATGGCAATGGCATATTTGCCAGCCGCATAAGCCATTAAGCTCTCCTAATAGAGAAAAGACCTGGGGCTATTTTCAAGGAAGTTGTACCACTATCTTGATCTGCCGCTCTTTGAAACTCTTCTTCGTAAATACCTTTTAACATTGCCACCCTGTCTGGGGCTTTTTTTAATCCAATGTAATAAGCCAAGCCTGCAGCTAGGCAAGGATAAAATCTAAAAGGCATATCTGCTGTATTGACGCTTGCATCTGCGTCTTGAATTCTTACAAGCCTATTAATAATTAATTGGTCTGTACTATTTTCAGAAGCAGGCCAAATATATAATCTAGGAGTAATCTGTTTGTCTAAAAACCATTGAGTAGGTCTGGCTTTAGTATCTTTGTTTGGAATATTCCAATACTCAGATCTACCTACCTGCTGCATTGCTATATCAGAAGTTGTGCCTCCAGTGGTCCTTCTTATAACAACATCAAGCACATCGATTGTGCTGGCAGACAAATCAATAAACTCATCTGCTTCAGTCAGCGTAGTTGATGAGTTAGTTATCGTCCATTGGTTTAAGCCCCTGTTTGCCCAATCAGCAAACAAAAGGTTAAGGGATCGCCTTGCGGTGACCCCGTCATAACCTGTGCGAAACTCTAAGCCGCATCTTTCAAATGCTTCTTCAATGTATTCCGCAACATCTGGCTCAAAGTCTCTAGTTCCTGATGTAGCCATTTTCTAGTTCCTTATGAGAAGAACGTAGTCATTGCCGTCAGATCAGTAACAGCAGTAAACGTAACGTACCCTCCGTTTTTAAACAAAAGACCGTCATCTGGAACGTCAGGGTAAGAGTTAGTAGTAACTCCCGCAACAGTCGCAAACTGCATAACTATCGAGCCTGTGCTAGATCCTTCTCTGAAAACTATCGTTGCTGCCGCGCTACCATTAACTACATAAATTCCGCGCAAGCGACAACGAGACAAAGATATAACCCCGCAACAATTAACGCCTGATCCTGCGCTAACATTTCCTGCAGGATTACCTACCGCTGTAATAGAAGTAATCGTAGCAAAAAGCTGTGTACCTGTAGCCGTATCAGCGTTTGCGCCTGTTATAGACTCTGAAACCGCACTACCTGTCTCATCTGTACCGACAGCGGTAAAAGATATACCGCTATCATTACCAGCACTAAGAATAGTAATGTTCCTTGGTGCATCAAAAGTAACAGCACCTCCAGAAGCTAAAGCACCTCCTATGACAAGCGCAGCATTATTTCCTACAGCAGCGGCGGTAGATATTCCATTTGGATCTGCAGCAGCAGCGGTTATAAAACTGGATGTTACATCACTACCTGAACCTTTAATGGTCATAGTGATTTACCTCCTTTAAGTAGCTACGTCATATCCTAAGATTGTAATAATCAACCTACCAGCGGTGTAATCAGCATTAGTTGCTGCACCAGCAACCAAGTAAAGATACTGATCAGCGACGATAGTACCGCCTGCTGTTCTTGTACCTACAGCAGCATCGCCACCATTGATAATCAAAGTTTCAGTCAAGCCGCTAATAGGGTCATTTTCTACACCTGTTGCTTCAGTAGCTGAGTAAAGGTCAATGTCTGGGTCACCACCAGCGGGAGTCTCAAAACACTCCATAGTCACACCGAAAACAACACCAGTATTGGCTGTAGTAACACGGCCTATATAAGCTACTCCGGTGTCAGCGTCACCAATAATGTCCCCAGCAGCAGTAGATGCAAGGCCAGTAAGGTCAAGCATGATTGTTGTTTTTACAAGATTTACATTAGTAGTAGTGTCGCTTTTAAAACGCTCTACCTGAGTGATGTAAACCTCTGCCGTGCCTTCTATACCGGCTGCGGCTGCGGCTTCGGTAGCCATTTTGCTGCCACTGGTAATAGTAATAGCGCCAGTAGTTGCATTTTTAGATACGGTTTCAAAACCGTTTTCGGAACGGACGGGGCCGTTGAAAGTTGTATTCGCCATGAGTATCTCCTGTCTAGGCTAATGTCAGGCGCGGTATTGCACCTGTCAGGGATAGGGTATTTATACTACATAAAAAAGAAGGGGGCAAGATATGCCCCCTTCTCCACGGTTTCATGTGAAACCTTTTAAGCGCCTTGAGATCCGAAGACACATCTTGGGTTGCTGAATCCGAAGGAGTAACGCTCTCTAGCTTTGTAGCGAACATTACCTGTATCGAAATCACCTTCCATAGAAGTGGTGATCGGAGTTCTTTCAAAATGCTTAAACCCATCAGGGCAGTCAGTCATCAGGAAGAATGCATCAGTATCCGTCAAGAAGTGGTTGACTGAGTAGCCTTCTGGCAACAGTCCCATATTCTTGATTGCGTTGATGTCATTATCTGCCGTCCCAACTCTTCCTGGGGTTTCGAGCAGCCTATCAGCAACAAACTGAAGTTGAGGCGGAACAATCAACTTGGTTCCCCGAAGGGCCAAGATCATGTTTCGATCATCAACGAAAGTTGAGATGTTGATCAAAGCATTTTCCAGTGACGTTTCGTTAAGATCCGCCTGGGTTGCCGCCCGGTTAGCAATGGTTCCACCATTAGCGAGGGGGTGTGCAGTGTTAATCAAAGATACACCGTCACCACCTGTGAAGTTTGCGCTAAACGCATTGTTCAATACGTTAGCAGCTTTCACTTGCTTAGTGTGCGCCATGCTTCGTGCAAGAGCCTTTGTATATCGAGCGCCGAGGCGGTCATACAAATTATCTTCCACTGCTTCTTCCGTAAGGGAGAATGCAAGGGCTATAGTTTCGTGAGTGTAACGAGCGGTGAAACCTTCGCTTGCGCTATCGTATTGTACGCCTTGACCTTCATCCTTAGTGGATGCATTGCCAAAGCCAACGATCATTACTTCTTCTTCAAATGCACGATCTGAAGATTCAGTATCAAAGATTTCTGCATGTTCGTTTTCGTAACGATCATACTCCATGCCAAACAAAGCGTTTAGGCCGGGCTCAAGTTCTTTAGCTAGTTGTGCGCGTGAAATTGCCATCTATTCAGCCTCCTTTACGCTAAACCAACTGCTTTAGCGCCAAACAGATGATTCTGTATGGTGACAAGCACGTTAGTATTGGCTGTACTTACATCTGAATTCTCAGGATCTGTAGAGATATCCAGGGCTTTTAATGGCAATGTCGCTGTTGTTGCGCCAGTAGTAACGTCAAGCTCAAGGTACGAAAGACCACTCGCTTCACTTCCTACTCCAGTGTTATCAACAATATCGAAATTACCAAACAAGTCAGCAACAGGGAAAGCAGCATCGGCTTGAATTTCAAACACATCCATAGGACTGTCAAAAATAAAAGCTACCGCATCAGTGGCCGCGTTTCCGGGCCAATAATTGCTCCATGTTGGCTTGCTAGTAGTTGGGTCTGTATAAAAACATCCGTTAAATACGCCTAGGATAATAGCACTAGTAGCACTACCTCCATCAGCTCTCGCAATACGAGTCACATTACCAGCAGTACCTTGAGTGACAATGTCACCTTGGTAGATGTTAGTAGTGTTGGTCGCATCAGCAGTTGTTATCCTGTAACGAGACTGACCTGAAGAGTTATAATTACCCTGCAGGTTACGAACATAACGGAGTCCAAAAGGGGCATCTAAATTTGCCATTTTCTAGTTCTCCTTAAACACAATCAAAGTTAATCATTTTTACTAGAAACACCAAATGACACCTTGCTTTTACGTTCTTGAGTTATCGGCATTCTAGGATCGCTCTCACGCATGAGGTTATTATCTACAGCATTCATCTGGTTCTCAGTCTGCTGTTCGTAATAAGCGTTCCTTTCCTCCGCTGTCTCTTCAGGTATTTTGGCAAGAATTAGACCACCAACGCCCACAGTTCCAGCATGCTTACCTTCTTCGATTGTAGGCAGATTAAAGCCTTCAACTTCAGATGGATGCACCGGCTCATAACCTTCCTGAAACCTTTTGTGTACATTGGTCTTGTCATCCTCATTTCTTATATGAGTTCTTACCCACCTATAACGCATGCCAGGTGGTGCTTCTGGTGCTTCTAATGCCTGAGGTGGCTTCCATGGCTGTCTGGATTTCTTATTGTCCCTAGCAGCTTGGCTCCTTGGGGTTCTTTTAGATCCAGCATTTTTAGTTTCTGTCATGATGCCTGTAACCTCATTTTTTGTTTTGCGTATTCCTTGAACGGAACACCTAGTTTCTTGGCTAATGCCTGCTCACTAGGGGTAAGCTCAACTCTACGATCATTTTGACTGCGTCC